GCGGAGCTGGTCTGATGATCGTCAAAGCACTACAGGGCGCCACGCTGGATCAGCTCTGCCAGCGCCATTACGGCAGCACGCGCGGAGTTACCGAAACGGTACTGAAGGCCAACCCCGGACTGTGTGAGAGCAGCCCGTTTATGGCCGCAGGGCAGGAAGTCACATTGCCGGACATTGCACCGGCATCGCAGGCGGAGATGGTGCAGCTATGGGATTGAATTTTGACAGGGTGGTTTCGTTCCTTTCGTACCTGCCATCAGCCTTTTTGACCACGCTGGGGCTGGTCTCCCTGACGCAGTGGGCGACGCTGATCGGCATCGTGCTGGGGATCCTGACCTACCGGCTCAACAAACGGCATAAGCGTCGGGTTGAACTGGAGGAGGAGAAGCTCACCGCGATTATGTTCAGCCTGGCTGAGAAGGCGGGCAGCCATAACCTGAATGAAGTCGTTGGCGCGTTTCAGGAGATGGCCCGGACGGAAAAAAGAGGGCGTGCTTTATGAGTATTCGAAAAAAGGCGGTGGGGTGTTTCGTTACGGTGATTATCGGCATTGTCGGGGTTGAGTATTCCGGGCAGGTAAGAACCAGCCCACAGGGGCTGGAGTTGATTGGTGATGCTGAGGGATGCCGTCGTGATCCTTATATCTGCCCCGCTGACAAACTCACGGCGGGGATTGGTTCAACCACGGATATCCGGGCAGGCCACCTCTACACCGATGAAGAGATTGCCGCGATGTGGGTTGAAGATATTCGCCGGGCTGAGCGCTGCATTGACCGCAATTTTAACGGCAGCCTGCTGAATCAGGGCCAGTTTGATGCGATGACCTCAGCCGCATTCAATATGGGTTGCCTCAACCTGATGTGGTTCACCGACCGTCAGGGCGTTAAGCAGCGGACCACCATCTGGCGGCATGCGCAGGCCAGGCGCTGGGCGGATATGTGCAACAGGCTGCCGGACTTTGTGAACGCCGCAGGCCGCAAGCTACCAGGACTGGTTAAACGCCGTGAAGCTGAGCGGCTGATCTGTCTGGCACCGGAGGAGTGATGAACGTTTCCCGGCTGTTTTATGCGGTGGCGTCAGTTCTGACCGTGTTGGCCATTCTCGGCGGTACGTATTTCAAACGGGCGGCCTCATTAGCAAGGGCTGACCTTGAACGGGTGACCGGCCAGCTCAATGGCGCCAATACGGTGATCGGTAACATTCAGCTCACCATGAAAATTTTCAGTGTGATAACGGCGGAAAGGGCCCATGAAAAAGAGCGAGACAGGCAGGAAGGAGAAAAGCGCCGCGCAGCACTCCGCGCTGATCTGCAAGGCGATCGCTGTGCCTTTGAGCCTGTGCCTTTTGCTGCTGAACGCCGGTTGCTCAACCGTGCGGCCAGTATACGTCCCGGCGCAGTGCCTGCGGATGCCGCCGGAGCTGCTCCAGCCAACGCCGGTGCCTTACCCACATCTCAGCGGTAAGCGCATGCTTTACGGCGAGGCGCTGGAGTGGATCGATTCACTGATTGATGCGCTGGACAGCGCCAACAAAGACAAAGCTGCATTGCTGAAGATTGAGCAGCAGCGCGAGGAGGCCGGTGATGTTGAAAAGTGAACTGATGCGGGCAGCTATTGTGGCGCATAACCCGTTTTTTACGCGGGAGCCAGATCGCCTGGAAGTGTACGTGACAAAAGGCAACATCGTTGCGTCCGGCACCCCGTCACCGTCTTTTGCCTATAAGTACGAGCTGAACGTCCTCGCGATGGATTACCCAGGCGAACTGGATGACCTGGCGATTCCGATCCTCGCATGGGCTGCTGAAAACCAGACTGAGCTGCTTTTTAACCCGGCTCGTCGGGAAAGCGGGATCGGCTTCGATGCGCAGATTCTTAACGATGGCACGGCGGATATTCTCTTCGTGATCAACGCCACTGAAAACGTCGTTATCGCGACAGGCCCGGATGGGCGACCGGTTGTCACGCACCGCATCGAACCTAAGATGCAGGATGATGTGATCGGTAAGTGGCTGAGCCTGCTGGCCGTCAATGACAGCACCGGCGCATCGCAGGCGCTGCGGGGCGGTGAATGATGGCTGAGAACCTTCTTTTTCACGAGCTGGATGCCATTCTCGCGGATGTGCTGGGCGTCACTAAGCCCACGACCCGCCGCAGTATGGCCCGACGTGTGGCAGCGGATTTGCGCCGCAGCCAGCAGAAGCGCATCGGCCAGCAGAAAAACCCCGATGGCAGCGCATACCCGGCACGCAAGCAGAAGAAGCTGCGAACTCAGGGCGGTGTGAGCTTCTTGCATGGCGGCCAGGTGCGCCGGTTGCGTAACTGGCGCAACAGCAAGGGGCGTTACGGCGACCGCATGATCACCGGGTTTGATGAAGACAAGGGCGGCATCCGCTCTTTCATTCGCGCCGATATTGAGCGCTACCTGAGTATTGACCTGTCCCGCAAAACCGAAACGAAAGCGGCTAAAAACCCGATGTTCCGGCGGCTGCGTGCCGCCCGCTTCCTGAAGGCGACGGCGTACCCTGACGCGGCGGTTGTTGGTTTCCAGGGCAATGCCGCGAGGATAGCGCGGGTTCACCAGTACGGCCTTACCGATAAGGTGGCCCACCGTGCCAGTGCGAAGTATCCGGCGCGCCAGCTGCTTGGGCTGACATCGACAGAAATCGACGGCATCGCCGATGCGATCATCGGCGCAATGGAAGGAGCAGGGCAATGAGAGAAGCGGAAGCGGCACGCCTGCTGCAAAACCTGATCCGCGTTGGCACCGTGCAGCAGGTGGATTATGTGGAGTACGTCGCCAGGGTAAAGACGGGCGGCAATACCACCGACTGGGTGCGCTGGGGTGCGCAGCGTGCCGGGGATGCGCAGACGTGGTGGGCGCCATCAGTAGGGGAGCAGGTTGTGATCCTTTCCCCCGGCGGCGATCTGGAAAATGCCATCATCGCCTTTAGCCTGTACGGCACTGATGCGCTGCCGCCGGATACCAGTCAGACCTCAAATATCACGCGCTACCCGGACGGGGCAAAGGAAGGCTATGACCCTGCCAGCGGCCAGAAGCGCCTGACCGGGATTAAAAACTCGCTGGTTGATGCCAGCGGCACAATGACGCTGAATCTGGCCCGGCTGGTGATTAATGCCCCCGAGGTGGTGATTAACGGTGAGGTGACGCAGGGTGGCGGCAGTATGTCTTCTAACGGTGTGGTGGTGCATGCCCACGTACACGGCGGCGTGCAGTCTGGCGGCAGCAAAACGGGAGGCCCGCAGTGAGTAGCGAATGGAAAGGTATGAGCAGCGCCAGCGGCGCAGCGGTGGAAGGTGAGGCGCACCTGAAACAGTCGATAGCAGATATTCTCCTGACGCCGGTCGGCAGCCGGCTGATGCGCCGGGAATACGGTTCCGCGCTCTTTTCACTGCTGGACCAGCCGGATAACGAAGTAACGCGGTTACGTCTGATCTCTGCTGCGGTTATCGCGCTGTGGAAGTGGGAGCCGCGTATCACCCCGACGCAGATCACCTTTGAGAGCGCGGCGCAGGGTGCCAGGACAATGACAATCAGCGCACAGCGCAGCGATTCGCTGAGCGCCATCACAACGGATATCACGATATGAGTGGCGTCATTGACCTTTCACAGCTGCCCGCGCCGGAGATCGTTGAGTCGCTGGATTATGAAGTGATTCTGGCCGCCCGCAAGGCGGCGCTGATTGCGCTGTACCCGGCTGATGAACAGGCGGCTATCGCACAAACGCTTGAGCTGGAATCTGAGCCAATGGTTAAGCACCTTCAGGAAAGCGCGTACCGTGAAATGCTGTTGCGTCAGCGCATCAATGAGGCGGGGCTGGCGGTGATGGTTGCTTACTCGGGCGGCGCTGACCTTGACCAGCTGGCAGTGAATAACGGCGTAACGCGCCTGACGGTGACCGCAGCGGATACCGCGGCTATCCCGCCGGTTGCCGCCGTGATGGAGAGCGATGAGGATTTGCGCAGCCGCATCCCGGCTGCCTTCGAAGGGTTATCCGTGGCCGGACCGACGGCGGCCTATGAGTATCACGCCAAAAGCGCCGACGGTCGCGTTGCCGATGCCCGTGCTATCAGCCCCTCACCGGCGGAAGTGGTGGTCACCGTGCTGAGCCGGGAAGGTAACGGCACCGCCGCTGCTGACCTGATCGCCGTTGTGGCTGCCGCGCTCAATGATGAAAGCGTGCGGCCAGTGGCGGACCGCGTGACCGTCAGCCCTGCTGAGATCGTCAATTATGCGATAGAGGCAAAAATCTACCTGCTGCCCGGCCCGGAAGCTGAGCCGGTGCTGGCCGCTGCCAGCGCAAATCTTACCGCGTATGCGCAGCGACAGTCCCGTATCGGGCGCGATATCAACCTGTCAGCGATTTATGCGGCGCTACACGTTGAGGGCGTACAGCGCGTTGAGCTGGTAACGCCGGTTGCTAACGTGGTGCTGGACAACACGCAGGCGGCTTACTGCACGGCCGCAGTGGTAACCATTGGGGGAACGGATGAATAGCCTGCTGCCGCCGTCAGCCTCGGACCTTGAGCGCCGCCTGGCCGCTGCCTGTAGCGATATGGCGAACCTCAGCGTGCCGCTGCGGGATCTGCTTAACCCCGACGCCTGCCCCGTGCGCCTGCTGCCGTATCTGGCATGGGCCTGGTCGGTTGACCGCTGGGATGAAGGCTGGACGGAGAGCGTAAAGCGCAAGGTGGTGAAGGATGCGTTTTATATCCATCAGCATAAAGGAACCACAACCGCAATACGCCGCGTGGTTGAGCCTTTTGGGTTTCTGCTGCGTATTTCCGAGTGGTGGGAAAACGGCGAAGCGCCCGGCACGTGCCGTCTGGATATTGGCGTACAGGACCAGGGCATAAGCGAGGAAACGTATCAGGAACTGGAGCGGAAACCCAAAAG